CTCGGAACTCCCGACCTTTGTCGTCCGGGGCTCCCTCGGCCAGCAAACCCTTCACCCCCTGGTCAAGGAACTTCGGGCCCTGGAGTCCGCCTATGCGGCAACCATCGGCCGCCTACTCTTGACCACCAGGGCGGCCCTTAGCGGGGCCAACCGGTTGGCCAAACCATCCGAAGGCCCGACCGCCCAGGATAGCGGCGAATCGACCGGGATCCTTCGCCTAATGAAGGCCTCGGGCGAATGATAGTTGGCCGAGGGAAACTTGTGGCGAAACGCCCGAAACTCTTGAAACCCCAGGCCCTTCCCGGCGGGGATTACATCGACCTCCAAATGGCGGAGGACCTCCGCCAGGACTTTTTCCCGAACTTGAAACTTTGCAAAGGCGAATGGGCGGGGAAACCCCTCCGCCTTTTGGATTTCCAGTTCGAGGAAATAGTCAAACCCCTGCTTTGTCGGAAAAGGCCGGACGGTCGCCGCCGTTACCGAAAGGCCTTTGTCGCCATGCCACGCAAAAACGCAAAGACCACCCTTTCGGCGGCGATCGCCATTTTCCACCTTTTGCTGTCCGGAGAGCAAGGCGGGGAGGTTGCCTACGCCGCCTCGGACGCAAACCAAGCGGCGATCGCATTCGGGATCGCCAAGGCGATGATCGAGTCTTACCCCTTCTTTGCGTCCCGTTGCCGGATATACCGGCGGGAGATTCACTACCGCCCGACAGATTCCGTGATGAAAATTTACTCCTCGGAGGCCTCGACCTTGCACGGGGCGAACCTGTCCTTTGCCCTGGCGGACGAGATCCACCTTTGGAAGGGCCGAGACCTTTGGGACGCAATTGTTTCGGGGTGTGCGGGTCGCCTCCAATCCCAGGTCGTCGCCATCACGACCGCCGGACATGACCGGAACTCCCTTTGTTTCGAGCAATGGAAACACGCCGAAAGGGTCTTGTCCGGGGAGGTCGAAGACCCGAACTTTCTCCCGGTTATCTACGGGTTGAAACCGGGCCAGGACATCGGCGATTCGGCGACTTGGGCCGCCTGTAATCCAGGCCTTGGGCAAACCGTTTACCTGGACTTTCTCCAGGAACAATACAACGAGGCCCTTTTGATACCGTCCAGGATGGACTCTTTTCTCCAATTGCACCTAAACGCCTGGCGGTCGTCGTCCTCGACCTGGATCCCGGCGGACCGTTGGCGGTCGTGCAAGGGCGACCGCCCGGACCTGGAGACCCTGAAAAAGTCTCCCGCCGTCATGGGCCTGGACCTTTCGGGGACCTCCGACCTGACGGCGATCTCGGTCGCCTGGAAACTCCCGGACGGCAAGTTTTTCGTCGATACCCATTGTTTTTTGCCCGAGGCGATCGTCGAGCGGGAGCGGTCCACCCTGACCCCTTGGCGGGAATGGGCGAAAAAAGGTTGGTTGACCCTTATCCCTGGCGATGTCATCGAGTTCGACTTTGTGCGGGCGAAGATTCTCGAACTCGGGGAAAAGTTCGGGATCTCCGAGATCGTTTGCGACCGTTGGCAAGTTGCCCAACTGGCCGCCGAGTTGCAATCTTCCGCCGGGTTCACCATCACCGGACACGGTCAAGGCTACGCCTCGATGGACCCCTCGACCAAGGGTTGGGAGCGGGCGATCCTCTCGGGCCAACTTTTGCACGATGGAAACGAGATCCTCGCCTATTGCCAGGGCAATTGCGGGTTGATCCGGGACCCGGCGGGAAACCAGAAACCCAACAAGTCCGGGGCCAGGTCCCAAAGGATCGACGCAACGGTCGCCGGTTTGATGGCACTAGACCGCCTCCGGGTCGTCGCCCCCTCGGGGTCCGGTTGGGACGGCGGGGTCGTTTTTGCGTGACCGGTTCGACTTGGTCGCCCGGATAGTCTCAAACCATGGCAACCGGTTTCCTCGGCCTGGTCTCTTCCCTTGGATCCCGCCTTTTCCGGCGGGGGTTCCCCGTTCGTCAATTGCGGGACTTCAACCAGTTTCAAAACCCTTGGACCTACCAACCAAAGTCGGAGGACTTTTTGGGGATCCCGGCGGTTTGGTCCTCGGTCCGGTTGATCGCCTCGACGATCGCCTCCCTCCCGTTGAAACTTTACCAACGGGACCAGGACAACGGGCGGACCGCCCTGTCGGCCAAGGGCCATGCGGTCGCCGGGATTTTCGCCAAACCAAACCACTATCAAACCGAGGTCGAGATCCGGGAGGCCCTGGTTTTCTCCGCCCTGGTTTACGGTTACGGGTTCGCCGAGATTTATTTCGACGACTTCGGGCGGGCGGCCTCCCTGTCGCCGATCCCTTTCAAGGATGTCCAGGAGGACACCAACGCAACGACCGGGGAGCGGGTTTGGCGGGTTAATGAACACGATGGAACCGGGCGGTCCAGGATCGTCCCCGACTCGGCCATGTTTTGCTTTTCCGGTTTCATGGGGAAGGGCCTCGCCGACATTTGCTCGAAGTCCCTGGAGTTGACCAGGGCGGCCCAGGAATATGCCCAGGCGGTTTTCGAGAACGGGGCCCAACCAGGCGGGACCCTGTCGGTCCCCGGTGTCCTTTCCCAGGAGGCCGCCGAACGGTTGCGGCGGGAATGGGAAAGACGACATTCCGGGATCGGGAACTCGTTCCGGACCGCCATCCTCCAGGGCGGGGCGACCTACTCCGCCAACAACGGGTCGAACCAAACCGCCCAGGCGGTCGAGATGCGGGAGTTTCAGGTCTCCGAGTGTGCGAGGGTCTTCGGGATCCCGATCTCGAAACTGAAAGACGGGGCCAGCAATTCGCCCGAGGGGACCCAGATCGTTTTCCTCCAGGACTGTATCCGACCGTACCTGGTCCGGTTCGAGGAGTTGGCCTCGAAAAAGTTGCTCCTCGACGGGGAAAAGGCCTCCCTTTATTGGGAGCATTCGATCGACGGGATCCTCCGGGCCGACATTGTTTCCCGGTTCAAGGCCTATTCCGTTGCGAAAAACTGGGGAATTTTGTCATCCAATGAAATTCGCAAACTAGAAAACTATCCGTCGATCCCAGGCGGCGACACCTACCTTTCACCGGTCAATATGTCGCCCTTGGTTCCGGACCTCGGGGCCCCAGGGGCCCGGGCCCCGTCTTCCGATTCCCCTCTCTCCGCCGATATGTCGATCGACGAATCCACCCCCGCCGACGACATCCTCCCGGCGGAGGGAGGGGTTACCGCTCAACCTTCCGCAAAGGCCGCCGCCCAGGTTTCGGGCGGGTCGGCGGATGTCGCCTCGACCGCCCTCAACGGGGCTCAAATCGCCTCCCTGGTCGAACTTGTCAACCAGGTTGGGCAAGGACTGGTCCCTCCCGCCTCGGCGAAGGCGATCGCCCAGGCAAGTTTCCCGTTCCTGGCCCAGGCGGTTATCGACTCCATTTTCGACCCGGTCCAAGTTCGACCGGTCGCCCAGGTTGTCACCCAGGAGAAAACCCCTTGAGTCCGGAAGAGACGAACGGTTGGGACGGTTCGGTTTTGTTTGTTGGCGGCCCGAGGCGGTTGCCACCAGGGCCCGCCAGTCTCCCGCCGATCCGGATCGAGGCCGAGGACCTTTTCCCGCCGCCGGTTACTGAATACCGACAACGGGGAATCTTGAAAACGGAACGACCCCGGGAGGTTTACCGATGCAACCCAAAAGCCTAGAAACCAGGACCGTCCCCTCGACCATTCAGGCCGAGAACGAGGGCCGCCGCCTGGTTGGCTACGCCGCCAAGTTTAATTCCCTGTCCGAGGACCTGGGCGGTTTTGTCGAGCGGATCCTCCCAGGGGCCTTTTCCCAGTCCCTGGAGGCCGGGGCCGATGTCCGCTGTTTTGTCGAACACGACCAGTCGAAACTCCTCGGTCGGGTTTCCGCCGGGACCCTCCGCCTTTCCGAGGACGAGATCGGCCTCCGGGTCGAGTGCGACCTCCCCGAGGGGGTTTCCTACGCCGAGGACCTACGCCGCCTCCTGGCCCGGGGGGATATCAACCAATTCTCTTTCGGTTTTCGCACCCCCCCGGGCGGCGACGAATGGGGGACGATCTCCGAAGAGGATCCCCGGCGGTTGCGGACTCTCCGGTCCGTCCAACTCGTCGAGGTCTCTTGCGTCTCGATCCCCGCCTATGAGGCGACCGAGGCGGCCCTCCGGTCACTTGCCCAGGCCGATGGCGGAAAAAAACTTTTGAAACTCCGGGCCGAACTTCTCCGCCTGGAACTGGTTCGACTTGGGAGGCCGGATAAGGTCTCCGTTTAAGGTCTTTTCGTTTTCACCATTTCCTGGAGTTTTCCCCAATGAGCATTGAAACCCGAAACAAGTTGATCGCCGACCACGCCGCCATCCTGGCGACTCGGTCCGAGACCCTGAACAAGGCCAACGAACTGGCCGCCCGGGCCGACCTCAACCCCGAGGACCTGGCGACCCTGGAGCAACTGGTTCAAACCGTTCACAACCTCGACTCCCGCCTGGCCGCCATCGAGGCCGAACTGGCCCAAGATCCCGCCGAGGATGCGGCGGACATGGCCGAGGAAACCAACTCCAGGGCGATGCCCGAGGTCTCCGTCCGCAACCTCCAGGCCCCGCCGGTTGTTGTTCGCCAGGCCCCCAAGCGGGTCCCCGCCGGTCCCCATTTTGTTTCGGATCTCAACGACACCAGGGCAACCAAAAACCGGGAACTCGCCTTTCGGGGTTGGTGTCTGGCGGGGAGCGGCGAGTCCCGTCCCGAATTCACCAAGGCGGCCCGGGAAATCGGGTTCGACCTCAACCAACGGTCTTTGAAAATCCGCCTCTCGACCAGGGCCCCCAAGTCCGCCGACTTTGCGACCCGGGCCCTGGGGACGACCCCCGCCTCGGCGGGCGGTTGGTTGGTCCCCCGTGATTTTGTCGAGCAACTGGAAAAGGCCCTCCTTTATACCTGCCCGATCCGGGATTATGCGAAAGTTATCCGGACCGAGAGGGGCAACCCCCTGGAAATTCCCACCATGGACGACACCGCCAACCGGGGCGAGATCGTCGGGGAAAACTCGGCCCACTCCGAGCAAGACTTGACATTCAGCCAGAAAAACCTCGGGTCTTTTAAGTATTCCTCGAAGATCGTCCGAGTCTCTAACGAACTCCTCGCCGACTCGGCGGTTAATATCTCCGAGGTGGTGGGGACCGCCCTGGGCGAAAGGATCGGGCGAATCCAACTCGATCACTTCACAAACGGGGTTGGCGGGCAAATGCCCCAGGGCATTGTTTACGGTACAACCGCCGGGGTTTCCTCGGTTGGTGCTGTTTTCACCGTAGACCCGCTCTTGAACTTGATCGGGGCGGTCGATCCCGCCTATCGGCAAAACGCCGCCTTTATGATGAATGATGCCTCTTTGATCGCCCTCCGAAAGTTGCGTTATGCGACCAGCGGGGAGCCGATTTTCAACACCGATTACCGGACTGACGGGGCCCCGACCCGTTTGTTTTCCTATCCGGTCATCATCAACAACTCGATCGCCAATATCGGAACGGGAAAGAATGTCATATTTGGAGACTTTTCCCAGTTCTGGATCCGTGATGTCGCCGAGATCGAGATCATGCAGTCGATGGAGCGATATTTTGAATTTTCCCAAACCGGTTTCCTGGCGATCGCCAGGTCGGACTCGGCGATTATCAACACAAACGCCATCAAGTTCCACCAGTAAAAAACCCCCGGGGCGGGTCTTCCAGGCCCGCCCCGTTTTTCCCGGAGGTTTTGACCATGCCAATTTATGTCAAAATGATCGAGTCGGCCGCCAACACCGAGAGAAGTTGGCAGACTGGCGACCTTTTCGAGTGCGAGTCGGAAGAGATCGCCGCCGAGTTAATCGAGGCAAAAGTCGCCGTCCCGGCGGATGTCCAACCGGCCCAGGGTGTCGAGCAACCCAAGGCGGAAGAGGTTGAGCAACCCAAGGCGGCCGACGAGGAAACCAAAAAGGCCCAACCCAAGGCGACCAAATCCAAGGGGGCATGATGCCTGTTTTGGAAAAGGTCTCGGGTCCGACCGTCGAACCGGTCACCCTGGCCGAGGCCAAGGCCCATTTGCGAATCGACACAACCGACGAGGATACCCTCGTCGGTTCCCTCATCACGACCGCCAGGGAATACATCGAGGAACAAACCCGCCTCTCCCTGGTTTCGACCCGTTGGCGTTATCGAATGGACAATTTTCCGGCGGACGGGGGAGACATCGAACTCCCCCGCCGTCCGATCATCCTTTCCACCAACGCAAACAAAAGCCTATCGTCCCCGGTCATCCGTTATTGGAACGGGACGACGACCGAGGTCGTCACCCTGGTTGACCAAACGGACGACGACTTTTTGGCCGCCTCGGGCAACCCGCCGACCGTTCGACTTTACAACGCCTGGAACTGGCCTTTTGTGACAACCTGGCGGCCCTTGCCGGTCGAGGTGGAATACAACGCCGGTTATGGTTCGGACGGAACCTTGGTCCCCCGCCCGTTGAAACAAGCGATCTTACTCCTCGTCGGGCATTGGTTCCAAAACAGGGAGGCGGCCTCCCAGGAAACCGGGCTCCCGATCCCGTTTGCCGTCGAGAATATTCTCCGACTCTGGGACTCGGGAGAGTACAAATGAGATCGGCGGGCCAATACCGTCACCGGGTCGCCCTTCTCAAACCGACCCGGACCGTTGACAGTTTCGGCCAGGAGTCCCTCTCTTTTGCCGAACACTTCCAGGCCTGGGCCTTTGTGGCCGGGAATGGCGGCGGGACCCAGGCGATCGTCGGGCGGGGCCAGGTCACTTTTTCGCACACCGTCACCGTGCGGGATTGTTCCGAACTTGCCCAGGTCCAGGAAACTTGGCGGGTCCGGTTCAAGGGCCGGGACCTGGTGGTTTCTTCCGTTGAACGCAACCCGGAGAAACCCCGGGAGGAAATTGTCCTTACTTGTACCGAAGAGGTCCCGATCCAATGAGACAAGACTTTTCCTTGTCCCTGTCGGGCGACCAGCAACTCCTCGAAAACTTGGCGGCCATCCAGGGGAGCAAAACCGCCATCCTCAAAAAGGCGGTCCGGGCCGCCGTCAAACCGATCCAGGCGGCGGTCAAAAAGAATGTCTGGCGGACCTCGGCCTCGAAGGCGAAGGGCAAAACCGACCGGATGGCGGCCTTCGCCAAGGGTGGGAACTCGATCGGCTATTCGACCTGGGGCGGGCCCAAGGACAACGACGAGCGGGGCCTTTTTCACTTACACCGAATGAACCCCAAATACCGGGGAAAAAAAGGCCTGGAGAACGCTTTCCTAATCCTGGGGCGAACCGGGGCCCTTCGGCGGTCGGTCACGACCAAGATCGTCGTCGGAAAGAAACAGTCTTTCCAGGTCACCGACTCCAAAGGGAACACCAAATGGAAGTCCCGGGGATCCGGGAAGGTCAACGGATACATCGGCCACCGTCACCTGAAGATCGTCGCCTGGAACCCGTTCAACAACCGTATCGTAATGTCGGATCCGACCCGATACGCCCACCTGGTCGAAAAGGGCCATGTCCTGAAAATCCGGGGAAAGACCCGGGGGTTTGTCCAGCCCCGCCCATATATGTCGATCGCCCTCCGGGAAACAAAACACCAGGCAAAAACCCTGGCGGGCGGGGTCCTCAAGGTTGAGATCGAGAGGCATTGGAAAAAGCGGGGAATGCTACCCAACGGGAGGTCGGTCTAATGTCCCTGGCGAAGGCCTTCCGCCAATACCTGGTCGGGGTTTCTGGTTTCTCGACCAAGATCCCCGGGGGGATTTTCGCCGAGATCGCCCCCGCCTCGGTCGCCTCGACAACCTTCGGGGTTTATTCCGGGGTCGAGGTCGCCGACCAGTTCGACTTGGCCGGGATGTCAATTTATAAGACTGAGTCCTTCGACCTGACGGTTACCGCCAAAACGGTCTCCCAATGCGAGGAGGCATACCGTTGGATCCTGGAAAAAACCGGACCGGGAAGTTGGTCGTCGGTCTCGGAGATCAAGGTTTTCTGGTGGCGGGTTACAACCTCGGGCCATGTCTCGGAGATCATCCTCGACGGTTCGGACGAGTCGGTCCGCCAAGTCCGAATGAGTTTTTCCGGGGCCTTCCGTTTTCTTTGACACCCTTTGGAGTTTTGACCAATGCCAAACCCCCTCTTTTCGACCGGAACGATCGCCAAGATCGCCGAGGAAACCACCCCGGGGAGCGGGACCTACGGGACCGCCACAACCTTGGACAACCTCCGGGCAATTACCGGAAACTCCTGGACGATGTCCTTTTCGGATGTCACCGCCCTTGCGGATACATACATTCGCCGCCGACCGGCCCGCCTGGACAAGGGGACCGTCCAGTTTACTTTTACGGCGAACGACACCGCCCCGGCGACGAACCAACTGACCGACTTCCGGACAAAACTCCAGGGCCGGAAAAAGTACAAGATCACGGTTGACATCCAGGGGACGACCGCCGTTTTCGACGACACGACCCCCCTTGTCTCGTTCGAGGGATACCTCTCGTCGGTCGGGACCCCGTCGATCGCCAACGACGACAATGTTTTGAGTTACGAGGTCGGTTTCCAGGTTGATTAAAAAAAGACCGCGGGGGTGGCTTAATGCTGACAAGGGAAAACTTTCAACCTTTCGCAAGGTTGAAAAATCGGACCATCACACTTCCCGACCTCGGCGGGGAGGTGGTGGTCCGGGAACTTTCCGCCGGGGAGTTTTTGGAGTTCGGGCAAAGGTCGTCCTCGGCCTCCTCGACCGCCGAAAAGTCCGGTTTAATTTTGTGGCTTTTCGCCAGGTCGATCGTCGGCCAGGACGGGAAAAGGTTTTTCAAGGACGAGGAGGTCGGGGCCCTCGGCGACTCGTTGACCCGGGGCGACTTCGAGAAGGTCCAGGCCGCCGTTTTTGAACTTAACGGGATGGCCCAGGAGACCGTCGAAAAAAACTGAGGTCGCCCATCCGGCGGGCGGTCTTCGCCCTGGCGGGCCATCTCGGGATGACGGTCGCCGAACTGTCGGACCGAATGGGAGCGGGCGAGTTGGCCGAATGGTTGGCCCTCCGGGGTGTCGAGCCCTGGGGACCGTACCGGGAGGATGTCCTGGCGACCATGGGGTTTTCGTACATGATCGCCGCCCCCTCGGCCTCCGATCCCCGAAAAATGATCGAGGGGATA